CATAGAATCAAAGGTCATAGTTGACATTTCGTCAGTTATTGTTTTGTACAGATTTAAAGACATCTAGCACTTCTGTCTACGTGTGGTACTACCATTCTCATTGCAATCAAGTCCATGGCATCCCCATATAATATGTAAATATACGAATAATAATTTAGATTACCAAATTATTTTTTAAATTGTAAAAGGTATGGTAAATAAAGTTGAATCGCTGGTAATACCTTAGCTGCTCTTTTTACCGATTTTAAATTTGCTTCTTTTATTTCTTCATCAGTACCAGACAATTTCCAATCCAATGCAACTACAATATAAAAGTTATTGTTTATAAATTCTTGATATCCCGTTTTTGATATCTCACGTACAGCCGAATTTTTATCATTTGATTTTTGTATAAAATATCTAGTAATATATCCAGTTGTATAATCTGTATCTATTGGAGATGGGACATATGATGTTATAGTAGGAATTTCAAATTGATTTATTTTACTTCTATTAATTCTATTATATATTACATTATATATACTCATATTATTGTATTTGTCTATATTCTCCTTTTACTTCAGTAAACCAATTCATATTCTCAATAGTGTGTTCTACCTGTGTTATTTGAAACAATCCATATTTTGCGTATTTTGCAGGTATTCCAATTATATTAAACATATCACCTCGTCTCAATCCACTTGTTCCTAATATTTTAAAACTATATTTTATTGGCAATGGTTGTGATAATCTCTTATCAACTCCTCCGTTTTCATTTACTAAATTATCTGTTGGTTTTTTTAAAAAGAAATTTTTATTTTTTATTTTATCAAAAAATGAAGTATCATTAAAACAATATATTATAAAATTCTTATTAAATTCATCTTTAGCTGTAATACTACCATCTGTTAATGCTAATGGTGTATTTATGCTTGGATTTGGTACTACATCAAGTTTATCTAAATTTTTGGTAAGAGTTGTTTTTTGTAATTCTCCTGTTTCTTTTACCTTTGCGCTAATTTCCTTTTCTATTGCTTTGTATGCAGCCACAGATTCAGCTGATGCTGTACTTCCATCTTCATTATAATATGCTGTTATTCCAGGAGAACCCACTCCAAACGATTCAGTTTTGGTAGTAATTTTTAAGTCTTCCTTTGCTTTTTTTAAGTCTTCTAGTGTTTTATCTTCTTCAGGAGGAGGTGCACTAGCTGCATTTTCGGTAGTTGCCGGTCTGTCACTACCACCTGCTACTACTTCTTTTAAAAATAAATCTACACTTGCATTAAAAAATCCACCAACATCGGTTATTGGTGTGTCAGGATTTGTTACTACATCTAATCTTCTAGAAACAATTTGATTAGTCATTTCACCCGGTATAGACAATTCCAAATTTGATTCTAAAAATGTACAATTGGCACCATTGTGATAGAATGTACGAATTGGTTCTGCTGTTGATGGTTTTCCTATCCAATTTTCATCAATAACTCCCAATCGTATAGTAGTTTTTGTACTTTCAAGTTGAGTTATTTTTATTGGATTTGTTATATTCATAGGATTTAGCATAGGAACTGAAAATGCGTTTATTTCAATTTCTTTACTTATATTTCCATTTTCATCTTGCATTTCTACTATTTGAAAATTCCAATATGAATTAACTGCAGAAGACATTTCGTTTAAAATATCTAAAAATATTTCTCTTATATTTTTATTTTTTTGTTCAATTTTATTTTTGAACATATCAAAATTTACATATAAGTTTTTTAAATACCCCCAATGTTCAGCCTCTTCACTATACCCTTTTACAATTTCAGAAGTTAATGCACTACTTTCAACAAATGGGACACCAAGTCCAATAAAGTTACTATCATATAACTCTTGTTGGCTTACATCATTTACATTTAAAAAATATTTACTAAATTCAGGTAAATTACCTGCTATTAAAAGTTTATCAGCTTTTGTTGAAAATATTTTTGGAAATGCACCAATAACAGAATTTGAAATATCAATTCTTAAATCAATACTTTCGTTTCCCATTGTGTATGCTTCAATAACTCCAATTCTATTTAATATTGCTACAGCCAATTCAAGTCTAATATATCTATTTGTTGAAAATAGCTTATCCTTTTCTAATGGAATATCACCGGCAACGGATTTTACATCAACTTCATCACTTTTCCAAAATTTGTACCAGGCTGGTTTTGCAAATGAATTTACCGAATTACTAACTACTTTATCAAAATTTATAAAATCAAGCTCAGTTATCTTTACTTTACCATCCGTTAGTATATCTTTTACATTCTGGGTTTGTCTAAATGTTGGTAAATCATTGAACATTGCTTTAAATCTACGGTCTAATGCGGTTGCATCTTCATCTTCTGCTTCGCTTGATGGATATGGATATGGGCCTGTATTATTTGTTACTAAGTTAATATCTCCGTTACCATCTTGTTTTAATGGTAAATTATGCGATTGCATAAATGTAGGTAATGATGGAGACCCTCTTAAAGATACTTCTACATCATACGTCTCATCTGCATTATTAATATTACCGCCAACTATAAATCCTAAAAAAGAATCATAATCACCATTTGATTTAATTCGTTTTTCATGTAATTTATTTTGGTTTAAATTAGAAGTAACACCATCGGATAATATTTTTTTTCTATCAATGATACCCCATGATGCATTTGGAGTATTCCATCCAAATTCTATACAAAGAGTATAACCAGGCTCCATAAAATATTCTTGAATCAATTCTAATTGTTCTAATGTAAAACATTTTATTTTTAAACTTACCTCTCTTGATATTTGGTCATGACCTTCTTTAACAGTCAAACCAGTTATAATTGGTCTTGGCCTTAATGCTCTACCAGCTTTAGTAGATACTATTTTACCATTCCAATCACTTCCAACAGTTCCACTTGTATTTGAGTTTCCATAAACAGATGCTTCTCCATTTAATGAAAATATTGGATAATCGGGATGAGATTCAAATATAAGCCCAGCATTTGCTCCAGAAATAACTCTCACCCAGCAATTCAATGTACTAGCTGCTACATTATTTCTATTCTTTATTTTGTAAGCGATATTTGCTTCTATGTTTGATAGCTTAGGCCACATATTATCTATTAAAATTATTTATTATTTCTAAATAGTTTTGTGGTATTCTTAATATTGTCCCATCCTCAAAACCAAATACAGCATTGTGTATATTATTTGCAGTTGCAATAATCCACCAAAGAGATGCATCTTCATAGAATTGATATGCAAGTGAATCTAATCTATCACCAGTTTCAGTTGCTACATATATATCATCATCTCTTAATGGAATATTAGGATATATTTTTGATTGATATACCTCTCTGCCATCAATTGTTTTTTTAGTTCTATTATTTTGATATCTACCTGTCATATTCTATTAATGTTTTATTCCTGCTGCTGTTTCTAAAAATAATTGACTAACTTGTTTACCATCTAAAATATATTCTTTTTTACCAGTGGCAGTTTTTGTATCAACTTTAGTATTTGTCTGCTTAACAGGATTTTCTTTTTTAGCACCATCTTTAGCTTTTGGTTGAGATGCCGCTGTATTTGTTTTTGGATTACCTCCACTATCTATGTTCTTTTTTGCATCATCTGCTTTCTTACCATATGCATATAAATTACTTCCTGGATTAAATATAGTTATATCCTTTCCATTGGAATCTTTTCCTTTTGTTTCACTACCATGAGATGCCGCAGATTCTACAAATTTTATAGATATATCAACATCTATAATCATTGGTAATTTATAATTTGTTAATTCCTTTTGTCCAATAGCTCCGTTTGCAGAATCACCAGGTATTGCATTAAGTCCGGTTTCCCAAGAATAATTATCATCTACAGTATATGTTAATGATTCTATAAATCCTTCTTTTTTGTGATATAAATCTCCTAAAGTAAATTTTATAAATGGAGGTACTACATATTTGGCAGGACTATTATATCCTTGTGGATATACTAATGATGTTAAGAATTTAATTCTTTGCCATGCTGCTATATGTTCACCAGCTGATAATGAATATATTTTAAATTTAAATGTTGCTGTTCTTTCTATTCCACTGTATGTGTAGTAATTGAATGGGTTTCCTACAAATTTGCCTGGCTCCCAAGTAGGTCTAAGTGTTTCACTAAATCCACTTATTGTTGCTCTAAACATAACAAGCGATTTCTTTGCAACAGAATAAAATTTTAATGGTATAAAATCTATATTTTTTTCAAATAACGTTTGCTTAGCTTCATCAGCTTCACTAAAAGCTACTAAATTATTTAATGCATCCGCATAGTTACCAACCCTTGCTTTTATAACATTATCGTCAGTATCTTTATATAATTCGTTATATGAAAATCCTCGTTTAGTACCTAATGAATTTTCCACTACATAGTCACCATACTCATTTTGAGTACCAATTACTCCATTTTTACCGGTTGAATATGGTGTAGCGGAATAATCATTTATATATTTTATTGCGGTTGGCTTTTTTGGTAAAATTGTAGTACTCAACGGAGTAAAATCTTTTTGTGCTTCCCCAACACCAACTTGCTCTAAATAGTGTTTTAAATAATCAGTTTCTGTGTCTACATAAAATTTAGCTGAGTATGGAGTATTTGAACTGTATTTATAACGAGTAAAATTAAATAGCTCAGTACTATTTTTTACATATGCTTTATTGCCTTGCTTATTTTTTCTAAAAACAATCAATTTACCATCTTCATTAACGCCTGTTGCCGTACCTCCAGTTGCCAATCCTATTGTTGATTCTCCAAATAATCCTTTTTTGATTTTATCTTTAACCATTTGAGTTGCCCCACCAATTAATTGATTACCCATTTGATTTGGAGTACCTTTTGCAGCTTGATTTAAAAATTTTCCAAGTAAGCTACCTGCTGCATCTTTTTTTGCTTTGCTAAAATATTCCGAATATCCAAACGGAGTGGTGTACTTAAACGTATCGGATTCTAATTTTAAATTACTTGGTATTAAACTGCTTGGTAATCCTAATTTGCTTGATACAAAACTTTTAATCTTATTTGCAAATGCACTAAGAACACCACCAGCACCAGCTCCGTTTGCAACCGATTTCATTGTATCCAAATCCGTTGTAGTACGAGTTTTTAATCTAATAATATCAGTACCATATATAATCGGAGATGCTACATTTTTTAATATTCGTAATCCAGTAATTCCTTCCTCAAATCTAGTTTCTCTACCTCTTGTAGATAAATTTCTTCTTGCTATTTGTTGTAATGGAAATGCCACTGCGTTCATCAATGGATTTGCAGAAGTAGGTTTATTCTCTTTGCTATTTTGAATATCATACTTTTGTTGAGCAGTTTGATTATTGCTTAACTTTTTAGATTTAAATAATTCTTGTAATGATGGCATGTTATTCTATGTTTACGCTAAATTAAAACTATTTCTACTTGTCTTTTCAACTTGCTTAGTAATTCCAGATGTAACTTTAGAACCATCCATATAAACAGATATCTTACCTGCATTTAAATCTGCTCTAAGTGCTTTTATTTCATTAATCATTGAGTTTAGTGGTGCTGATAATGCTGCTAAATTCATTTGTACACCACCTCCACCAGTACCACCAGATAATGCAGCTGCTGCACCAGGCGCTGCTACTAAATCATCATTTGCAGATAATTCAAATAAACCACCCTCTTTAGTTGATACTACAGTTTTACCATCTGCCGGTGACATTACATCTCCCGCCTTACTTAAAGATGATGCTAAATATCCAAGTATACCACCAATTGCCAATAAACCTAATGGTCCCATCCAGGCATTTCCAGCAAAAATAGATGCAATTGCACTTTGTTCTTTTATACCTGCCTCTGTAGCAGCTGCTCCTATTCTAGCGGGTGCACCTGCTAATTCTACACCAGATGCAACTACTCCAGCTTCTTTTGCAGCAGTTTTACTTACCTCAGCACCTACTGCGGTTGTATTTAATGCTGCTTGACTTTCTGATAATAATAATTGTTCATATTGAGCTTTCAATATTGCACTTTGCATCGTTGCCTCCAACGCTTTTGCAGCTGCTGCTTTTTGTACGGATTGATAATAAAAATATGCACCAACTCCAAGAGCACCCATAAGTCCGTAAAGTACAGCAGAGTTTTGTGCTATAAATTCAAATACATTTGCCAATAGTTGCATTGGTTTTAATAATAAACCACCAATTTGAGTACCAATTGCTTTCAATCCATTACTCATTTGGTCTTGAGATGATTGTATTTGTGTATTTAATGCAAATTCCTCTGTCTTTTGCTTTAATTGTTCTTCATTTAATTGAGTTATATCCAATCCTGCGTTTATAGCAGCTGTAGCTTTAGCTTTTTCATCATCACTAAGATTTGCTAATTTTTCTCTAATTGATAATTGCTTATTAATTTCTTCAACAGTCATATTAGATGCCTTAGCTAAAGCCTCTTGAGTGAATACACTTTGTTTTGTGAAATCACCACTTCTCTGAATTTGTTTTAATACTTCGTCTTGCGCTTCAACCATTTTACCTGCTGCGGCTAAACCTCTTGCTTGTGATAAATTAAATTGTCCACCAACAAAAGTTGCTGCTACTAATTCATCTCCAATATTTTCTTCAAAATTTAATAAGCCTTTAGCAGTCTTTTCAACATCTTCAAGTTCTTGTCCTAATTGATGTGCTTTTATTACTTGTTGTTTAAGTAAATTAACATCACCATGAAAATACTTTGATGTAATTCCAGCACTTTTTGAAATATCCTCCAATACTTCTTTAGGAGAAACACCAGCCATCTCTGCCATACTAGCTACTTGTAATCCTACACTAGCTGCCGTTTCTTGTGATAATCCAGATACTTGTTCAAATACCGATTGCACTTTAGCTGCCTCACTTTCGGATATACCTAAATTAGTTGTCATTATTGATAACGCTGCTACAGTACTTTCACTAAATTGAGCTATATCACTAAATTCATTCTTAAGTTGATTTGTTATTTCATATACCGTAGCAGCATGTACTCCCATCTTTCCATACTCTACTGCAATTACATGGGCTGAATGTTCTATTTCATATGTTTGCTTTTTTGTATATCCAGTATCCTCTCTAAATTTGCCCGCTGCTTTATCTAATTCTAAAAAATCTTCAACTGCAAGTCCTATTGCCGTAAATAATAATAATATAGGAGAACCTGCTATAAGTGCACCCATTAATTTTTTTGCTGCATGTCCTGCAGATGTTAATGATTCTGGTAATTCTCCGGCTAAATCACTTGTTTCTTCTTCAATTTCCTTTAAACGTTCTAATTGATGTTCTTTCTTTTCTGCTAATTCAAATGATTTTTCTGCTGCTATTCTTTCTTCTCCAGTTAAATCTTTTATTTTTGCTAACAATTGTACTCGTTCCATATCCACTTTCTTTATACCAAACATACTATTCAATTGTTCAATATAATCAGAATTTACTTGTAATTGTTCTTCACTTACCTTACCCATTGTTTCAAGACGAATATCACTTGCTTTCTTTTCTTCTTCGGATAAATTTATTTCATTTTTTTTACGTTCTACCATTAATGCATTAAGTGTACCATATACTCCTTTTTGTTGAGTATTTATTTGTAAAGCTTTTTGGAGTTGAGGACTCATTTTTGAAATGGATGTTGCATACTCATCAATCATATCATTAAGTTCCTTTTGATGAGCAGTTTCTTTTTCTTTTAATGCATTAATCTTAGCTTGTCTTTTTTCATTTTGGTCTAATGCTTTTTGTCTTTTTTTAGCTTCTTCTTCAGTTAATCCTAAAAGTATTTTAGTACTAGCTATTTTGTTTTCCATTTCTTGAGCTTCCCTACCACTAAGAACTGCGGCAGCTTTTATTTGCTCATTTAAGCGAGTTTGAAGTTCTCCTTGCTGTTTAAGCAATTCGTTTAATTCTCTACTATTTTTGGAATCTGCCATTAATTATTCTTTAAATGGATTATATATTTTTTGGTACTAATCCAATTTTAGCTAATTTATCATAAATTTCAGGATTTCTACTTTTGATATTATGTAATATAGGGCCAGTAGATGCATCAATTTTATCATAATCCGCTTGTAATTTTTTTAATATAGGGTCATTATCTACTATTTTTTGAATTTCATATGGAGTTTTTTTCTTTTTAAAAAATAATTCCCAAAATTCATTAATATTTCCCTCTGATAATTTGTATTTTTTCATATTGAATTTGTTTACTTATACGATAATAAATATCCTATAAACGAAAAAGTTAGGATTTGGAGAAATTATCTCTTTATCCTAACTTTTGATTGTCTTTGTGATGATTTTATTTGTTCATTCTCTTTTTTCTTAGAATCCACCAGTTTATTGTAGTAAAATAACCTTAATCGGGTTGGCATTTTGTATAGTTCCATCATAGTAAATCCATTACCATAATTAACCATATCAAAAATCTGCGAATGTAGATTTATACTATGATTGGTAGGAAGGCCAAAAAAACCCTACTCCTAATGAAATAGGCGCCTCCTCCACCTCACCATCTTCATGAGTATATTCAAATTTCATATTCATATCAGGTGACATACTCTTAATATGCTCTCTTAATGCTCTACTATCTTTAGCTAACATATTGTTTACAAATTTGTTAATAGTTGCTAAATCATTCTTACCATCAACTGATTTAATCATATATCTCAATCTAGTACTAATCTCAGATGATACATCTTTATTTATTTTTTTAAGAGCCTCTACATCTTTATCAATTAATCTTTCATCACCATGTGTTAATATCTTAAATGTTAATTTAGTACCACTTGGTGTTGTATAATCAAATTCATTTTTGTTTTTGAATATTGAAAAATCAACCTCTTTAGTTTGAATTGTAGATAAATCAAAATTTACATTAATAGTTTCACCTTTTTTAGATGAAAAGAATTGTAAATTATATTCTGCACCATATCCTAATAATCTAGTTGCTAAAAGGATAGCGTTTTTATCACCAATAATAATATCATCCGATTTTATACCATCTACTATAATAGATTCAAATAATGTATCAATTGCTAATCCTTTTTTAATAAGATTAGATGAAGAAAGAATATCTTCTTCCTTTGCAGTCATTAATTTAATTCTAATTTGCCCAGATGATAATGGATGTTCTGGTGGATATACTTTACCTTGAGATGGAAGGTCTAATACTTCCGTTGGAAAATCATATACTTTGTCTGTCATAACTTTACTTGTTTTAAGTTTGTATATATAAATACATAGTTTTTAAAAAATTAGAAAGCACAAAAAAGGGGATATTTTGGTATCCCCTGATTGTTTTTATTATTTTTAGATTAGTATTCTAAGATAGCGTAATCATAAGATAATGTTAAAGTGATAGTTGCTACTTCGTTTGAAGTGAAATCTAAATCACCAAAGTTAGCTTGAAGAATGAAAGCTCCTTTAAGTTTCCATTGTTCTATTTTATCGCCGACTGGTCCCAACATATAGATATCGATATCCTTTTTGTAGAAATCAGCGTATCCATCTCTACCAGTAATAGATTCATGTGATAATCTCACCCACTCCATTACCGCTTGTGCTCCAGATGGAACGATTGGGTCATAAAGAGTGATTTCTAAATCTTGCCACTCACCTTTACCTTTCAACTGTCTTTTAACGTTGATATGGTCTAAAGTTACTTTCTCAAAGTTAATTTGAGGTCTGTTACCAGCTTTTACTAAATATGATTGAATACCATCAATTTCCATGATGTATCTGTTCTTCATTTTAGGTTCGAAGTTCGTATAGAACATCTTATCAAATTCTAATATTTCTGCCATTTTTGTTCCTTTTATTTTATATTAATAAATATCTAATTCCTTTATTTTCAAATTATGCGTTGAAAGATGCTCCCGTTGGTAAGATGTTGAAATCAATTACGATGAATTCAGCCGTCTTTGCCGGTTGTAAGAACACTTGTCCTGCTAATACATTTCTATCGATTACATCCGGTGTGTTGTTAGTTTCATCCATTACAACTTTGAATGCGTATAAACCTTGTCTTTGTTGGATAGCCTCTAAATAAGGGTTTACAGTGTTTAAGAAACGAGTTCTAGTTGTAGATGTATTTTGTTCGAACACTAAATAACGAGATGTTGAAGCGATGAACTTCTTCATTGTGATAAGTAATCTTCTTACATTGATTCTATCTAATGCTGAAGCCTTATCTTGCAATGTCTTCTGTCCGAATGCTACAATACCTTGTCCAGGGAATGCTGCGATTGGGTTTACTTTGTTCTCATATAGAGTGTCTCTCTCTGCATGTGTTAATCTATTCAATACACTAACTGCTCCAGTGATACCACCTCTATTCAAACCAGCCGGTGCGAACCACTCTGCCGCCAATCTATCATTACTTGCGTAAACCGCTGGTAATAATACGGATGGAGGAACGATTGTTAATTTGTTTGTATTTGTATCAATTGTTTTAATCCAAGGATAGTAAGTACCAACATAATTTGAATCTACTCCTTGTGCTTTTTCAGTTACATCTGCAATTGTTGCATCATAATCAGAAAATTCAGCTATGTAGAATGCATCTTGTCTATCTTCAACCATATCAATAACTGCTTGAACAGCTGCTGGATGGCTTTGATAGTTTAGACCCGGTGTTACCACCATATTGATATCCCACTCATCAGGATTAGAAATTGCGTTAATTGCTTTTGTATATGCTGCTGAACCAGATGCTGCTGAAGTTGAACAATTGAATCCTTGCTGATTTGCATTGTTCCAATTTGCATCACCAGCTTTAGCTATTGGTGTGATTGGGTTAGTACCATCAAAACCTTGTTGGAATGCTAATACAAATTGTCTCTTAACCATATCAACTGCTTTTGAACCAGTCATTTGGTATGATAATTGAGAATCAAATCCGAAAACAACGTTTGAACCTGATACTGCTTCATTAGGAATTGGTTTTAAGTATTGAGCGTTATCAATTGATACACCCTCACCTTCAAAATCAAATCCACTATAATAGATTGGAGAACCAGCTGTGTTAGCTGCTGAACCTGTTTGATATACAACTGCAGGTACTTTAGTTACATCACCAGCTGCTGTTTCAATTGGATTTATATATGCGGCATGTCCGAATGGTGCTGCTGATATAGGATATGAACCAGCTATTGCTACGTCAACTCTTACATATTTTGATTTGTTAGCGTAATCACCATTTTGTGTGATTTTACCAGCAGCATCAATTGTAATATAAGAATCACCCATTCTTCTAGCTATAAAGTTTGGAGAAGCAGGGTCTAAGTTTACATTGTTAAATGTTTCAACAACACTCTTTCTCTTATCAATATCAGAATAACTTCTAATAGTTACAGTAAAAGTTGAATAATCAGTACCGCCATCTTCACCAGCTGCCTTTACATTAGAAATACCAACTTTAAATTTAGTATTATAATTTGCACCATCACCTAAAGTTACAAATTTGAAAAGGTCATATCTTACACCACTAATCAATTGAGAGGTAACCATTGGAGTTTGTGCAGGTTGTGCATCAAATGTATAAACCTGTGTAGGTAATACAATACTAGATATACTAGCGGTTGGTAAACTATTTGCTGCATTTTCAAAGTAAACATAAGTGTATGCTTCTTTTGGTCCAAGTGGAGATTCACCAAATACATCTGATAAATCATTTGTAGCTGATGTTACTGTTGATGCTGATACATTCGTTGCACTACCGGTTGCTCCAGTAATTACAAATGAACCAGATGTACCAGTTGCACTTCCTCCAGTAAAACCATAGTTTTGGAATCCGTTTGAAGTTGAGTATAATACACCAGCTATTTTACCGCCAGCAACTATTGCCAATGGTGCTGCTTGGTAGTATCCTCCGATACCTGCAACTCTTACGATAGTAGCTTGTCCAGCTTCTCTTAAATAATTTTGTACTGCGTATTCAGTATAATATGTTCCGTCTACTTTACCGAACTTTTCCTCAAATTCTGATTGAGTTGTTACGATTGTAGGTACAAATGCAGGTCCTTCTTTTAGAGGTCCTATAAATGCTGCTCCGATTTCACCGATTCCTTGAGAAAGGAATGATAAATCGTTTTCTCTAGTAAATACACCAGGGGATACAATTCTTTCTGCCATGTTATTTCTCCGATTATTATGTTTTAAAATGCTAATATTGAGTATGTACAATATTACCTATATAAATATAAAGAAAATGTCCAAAACATAATTTATTTTATTAAACTATACTTTGGACATTCAAAATAATATATTTTTGGTATATTATACAGGAGGTGCATCAGGTATATTACTACCAGATGCGTCAGACCAAGGAAAATTCTTAGGTCCAACTTCTTGCTTTTCCCATTTTATAGTATCGATATGCTTAGTTAATTGCTCATTTACATGCTGCCAATAATGAGGATGTGGTGAATCTGAACCACTTACATATGATTTAACCCAACCCAATATTAGGTCTTCAGATAAATCTTTGTAATCAATGAATCCATCATGATTTAAATCTTGCACTTCAAAAGGAGTTCCTCCTGTAAATGTAGCTGTATATCCTTCTTCATCGGTAGCTTCAACTTTCCAATTCGTACCAACGATAACATCCGCTAAATCAGATGTATTTTGTTTTCTAAGTCCTGTTAATGACCATTTGTATTCGAATGCCATAGTTTTGTTATTTTATATAAATATATTAGTTTTTATTTTTCAACTCTCTAATCTCAGCTCTTGCCTCATCCAACTCAGCTTTTAGTTCTTTAACTGCCTCAACTAATAATGCTGTAATCTTATCGTATTTGATAGTTTTATACATTGGAGACATTTCAGGAACAAAATCAACCGCATCCATTGCGTTTTTAGAATCTTGGTGAGTAAGTTGAGTTTGGTATTCCGTTGTTAATAATGGTTCAACTGCCTCAACCTCTTGTGCAATCAATCCAATATCTCTAGTTCCAGCACGCTTACTATTAATATTTACTTTTTCATCATTCCAATCATAAGTAACTCCTCTAAGCTTTTGGATTTTTTCTAAAGCGTTAGGAATTGTTTCTATATTTTCTTTAAGTCTAATATCAGAATAATATGCAATTACGTTACCACTTGCTCTCAAATCACCACTAATATACAATCCCCAATCAGTAGTATATGCTCTCCAACCAGCTGCGTATGCTAAATAAACGTTACCATTACAATATGCTAAGAAAGACCAACCATATGAAGGATGCCAGAATCCACAAGGTGCACCAGCACCAGCAGTATGTATCATCAATGCCATACTACCATCAACTCTCCATCCAGAATATCCATTATTAGAACCACCCATATACCAAGATGTATAATCTCCAGTATAACGGTCTAAGTATTTAGAACTATCGTATCTATTATACATAACACCAGAATACATTCTATTATAGAAATATGCAATTGGATTACCATTCTCACCACTCATGTAAGTGAATGTGTTATCACCAGTTGAGTTATCCATCAATCTCAAATACGAATAAGTGTTATTGTTATTCGCATCAACTCTCAATGTAATATCATTAAATGAGTTTAATGAAACTGAATCGGTGAATGAACCATTATAATCCGTAGATGCATATCCGTGATTTGGATAAGTATCATATGTTGCGTTCCAGTCAAAGGATACATATGCTAATCTACTAATATATGAACTATACGAACCATATGTTCCCCAAATAGAATATTCACTACCTACTCTGAATGAACCTTGTGCTCTAATATATGCATCACAATAAATGTTCTTACCATTATATGTTCTTAACCATGTAGAATCCTGCATAAACCAACCACCACCATATGATTCATTATACCAACCAGTAGCATTATAACTTCTAAACCAGTTATAAGAATAGATTGTGTTGGCCATTGTCAATGTATTCATATACGATGAACCATTCATATCAATATAATATCCACCATTATCTCTATCCACAATATATGGAACAAATAGAGTATTACTAATTCTTATATTAGTATCACCTCTACCAATACTCATAATTTCATTACTATTAACTCCGGGAGAGTCTGCAAAAAATCTAGTACCACCATACGCAGGGTTTCCACCTAATTCCAAACCGGTATGCCATCCCAACGAAAGTCTTGTATGGGTTGAATTTCCATTATTATATGGAGATTTAACATACATAAAATAGTATGGTTGGTTATCACCTCTTTGTCCAGAACTAATACCAGTCTGAGAGCCAACTGCTGATGGGTCAGTTGTACTATTTGCTAAATCAATATGTCTTGTATTACCAGTAGCACTTCCAATTCTGAATGCAAATGTTCCACCATAATCATAGTAGTAATTTGAGTTTACAGAACTTCGTGAGATTAAAGTACTACTATTAGTAACGCCATTTGTATAGAAATCACCATTGTTTGTTAATGAACCTACGTTTGTACCAGTTGATGCATTACGGAATACCCATGCTCTACCAGATGTATCCATTACAAACCAAGTACCATATTGGTCCGATTGGTAACCATGCGTACCAAATCCAATGTTTGCTCCGTATTTAAACATTATCATTGAAGTAGTAGCGTTACCAGTACTCCATAATGTTATAGAACCATAGTAAGATGAGTTATTACCATTAGCGTTATACCAACCAGAACCATTTACCGTAAGATTGTTTATACTTCCTACATCACTACCACCAGCACTAATACCACCATACAACCAGTTATAACCAGCTGAGTAAATACCAGATGGATGCCAAGATGCTGCCCCAGTACCACCTACGTTTCCATTACCTTGTAATGAATATGCTCTAACTGCATTTAGGTTAGAAGTACCATCAGTAATTAAATAATATGCACCATTTGAAGTACCATAATAAGTTGGTGCCTGCATACTATCTGCTGAATATTGTCTACCATATGTCCAAAATGAACCATTATAGTGCGATATTATTGCATTTACTTTACTATTAGTATTATATCCAACCCAACCAGGCATTGCCGGTCCAGATGATTGTCCAACAAATACAGTTTCTGCACCGACCATAGTGTATGCACCATAACTTTGTCCACTTTGTGAACCTTTGTTGAAATAAAATATACCCCAGCCTCTAGCATTTTCTTGGAATAACCAGTTGTTATATTCAGAACCATCGGATACTAAGAATGTACCACCATCATTATTCTGTCTAAAGTAACTTTCAGCTTGAATTACATTACCAATTGATGTACCATTACCATCCCACTTATAATATGCGTTATCATAATCATAGAATATAGGTGAACGAGTATCAACATATGAATATAATCTTCTATCCGAATCAATTCTAACCGCATGTTGTCCATTTATTGAAGTAAAATCTGATGTGTTATTAACATAGAAATCTAAGTAGCCGTTTGCATTGGTCCTACCTGCTACTATATAGTTTGCACCATTATTACCTAATTGTAAACCATACCAGTTAAGAGATGCATGATATATGTTTGAGTTATCAGTATATCTTGCTCTAAAATGATATCCACTATTTTTTGTAATTAAATCGTTATCAGCAACATTACCTCTTGCCGATACAGTTTGTAAAGTTTCAGAAGTTGCTAAACCAGTAATGTTTGTATTTATTGAGTTTTTTGGAACAGTTGTTATTATACTTAAACCAGTATAAGTTGCATCTGTAATAGCCCAACTTTCCAAATATCCTGAACCTTGGTCGTATATACATCTTACGTTAAATCTACCATAATAGATGTTGTTAGATAAGTGAATACATACTTTACCAGAACCATTTCTACCTATTCTTACAGTACCAGGATCCCAATCACCATTATTTATATATGAATGATTAGTCCAATTACCAGCATATGCGTACCAAACAATTTGTAAATTAATTGATTGTGCATTTCCATATGCATACCCCTCAATAATTACCGTTGGCATATTGAAAGTACCATAATCAATATTCGTAGTAATTAAATATCCGTTTCCAGTTGAATAGTTAAGTGCATTAAATGTAGATGTTAAACTATGATATGGAGTTGATACTTGATTAGTTCTTAATATATTTAAAACACTTGTACCATTTGTATTCAAGTAATAACTACTATTATTATTCATATACAAGTTACCATCACTCAGATTTTTTCTCAAATCCCAGCTTGCCCACGTACCATTTAAGAAACCATAGTTATTACTATTATCACCATATAATTGGAATTTGAAGCCACCAGAACTATTTTGTACTACGATACCACCATCACTATTTCCAGATGTTCTAATTCTAATATTTGCCGTATTAAATGCGTCAAATAAATGTGCTCCAATATATGCTGAACTTAAGTTAGCCTGTCCACCACTACTGATGTAATAAGTTACACCACCTACATAAAGGTTACCATCTACTCTAAAGTTATATGGAGTATAAGTACCATTAGTAAATGCATTAGATTGATTTAATCTTAAATAACTATCTGTTGTATCAAGTGCTTGTTTACCATTGCCAGATAGATAATTAGTAAAGAATTGATTACCTGCTCCATTTACTCTCCATACCCAACCACTACCATCATTAACCGCAAATCCATAAGAACCGCCGGATGATATAGTTGTATAAATACCATAATCAAATCCAGTCTTATCAACAAATAATCCCCAGTCTGCTCCACTTCTATCAGAAATAGTTACAACTGCATCAGTACCTCCAATTGAATATGGATTTGATGAGCGGTAGAATATTGCAGTACCATTATCTTGTCCACCAACTATTAAAGTTTTTAAGTTTGCATTATTACTTCCTAAATAATATGTTGTTGCTCCACCTAAATATATGTTACTATTAACTGTTAAGTTTCCACCAATTGTTGTATCTCTACTAATATATGCTCTATAATAATCGTAATCATAAACGGCTTGATGATATGGTTGGTTATATCCACTATATCCACCATAGTATGCAAGTGCAGCTACAGATCCAGCATTTCCACTACCACCTGTGTTATAGAATGATACCCTTATTCTATTGATAGCAGAATTAAATAAAGAATAGAATTTAGTAAAATTACCAGGCCAGCTACTCCAGTTGTGACTGAATGAGGTACTCCAACTGCTTCCCCCATTTGTTGATGTTTCTACTGTAATTGTAATATTTGCTCCATTGGTACTACCTACCACATGGAACATATCAAAGTTTTTATATCCTATACTAAATGTAAATCTTTGACCTCTACCGCCACCACTAGCATCAATATTAAATCCACCACCACCATATGAAGGTGAAGCTTTTTCTCCTAAGAATGTATTTCTAATTGAATCGGTAATAGTTTGTGATGTCCAAGATGAATTATTTGCCGATGTTTCATATGTTATTAAATCACCATGTCTTAAGTTAGACCAAACTGATGAATATGCAAATCCATTATATAAATAACCTCCACTAAAGCCACAATAAACCAAAGGTGAATTATTATTACCAAATGAAAGTACATTTCCAATTACAGTTCCAGTATTAGCAGTTAAATTACCTGCTAATGTTAATGAGTTTAAATACGATGTACCAGCGTTAATATAATATGTAGAACCACCACCAGTATAAATTGTACCTGCTGTTAAATTTCCACCAAACCAACCAGTTCCATTATTTAAATCTACATAGAATCTAGCAACACCACTACCAACAAAACCTAATCTATTAGAATCACCACTACCACCCAATAATCCACCAGCAGTAGTTTCAAAATATAAACCCCAGTTATTAGCTCCAGGTGTAATCCAGAAATTATTAGTATCGGTTACTTGTAAGAATGCATAGTTATAAACACCAGATGAATACATACCACCTGCTGCTACTAAGTTTCCAGCTAAACTTAAATTGTTTAAATAAGATGTGGTTGAATTAATATAATAAGTTGTTGCGTTACCCACATAATGAATTCCAGCAGTTATATTACCAGGAATAGTAAAGTTTCCACTACCATCTAATCTACCTATTTGAGTATATGATGCAAATCTATTTAATGTTGTACTTGCATCATTATAGAAAGTAAATCCACTATTAAATAATAAATAAGTTGATGTATCTGCTAATGGTGCTCTCCAGCTACCACCTGTTGTAGTATGTCTAACGTTGTATCCTAATCCACCATAAGAACCACCACTATAACCAGCTGCAATACCTCTACCTTCAGAACCACCACTACCTAAGTTTACGTTAAATGTACCAGTTCCATCATAAAAATTGGTTGCTGATACATTTGATGAGAACACAGCGTTTGTACCATTTAAAGTACCGGCTAATGTTAATGCGTTTAAGTTTGATGTACCATTATTAAGATAATAAGTTGTACCATTTATATTAATATTACCACCTAAAGGATTTAATGTTATTGGTTCTACTCCATTCGAACCACCTGTGTTATCGTATGATGCTTGAATCCATCCTGCAAATGGTGAAACGTTTTGTGTACCTAATTGTAATCTAACCAATGCGTTAGTTCCAGCTAATACTAAATGTGCATTATTTGTGCTATCCGCCGTTGTTGGTGCACTTACACCAGCTTTATATATTGTTGTATTACCAATTGCAGTTAAACCACCCATAACACTATTTCCAGAAACAGTCTTATTTCCAGTTACTGTTAATGTAGTACCATCAAATAATAAATTACTTTCAACAGTTGCATTTGGTGCAGTACCATTTAATGTTATTACACCATTATCAGTACCACCACTTAAAGATAATAATCCAGATGAACCCGATGTACCTCTTGATCCTGATGTACCACTACTTCCTGATGTACCGCTTGTACCGGATGTTCCAGATGAACCAGACGAACCCGATGAACCACTACTACCAGATGTACCAGATGTTCCCGATGTGCCAGACGTTCCCGATGTACCGGATGTACCTCTACTACCACTACTACCAGACGAACCACTTGCTCCAGTAGCACCACTACTTCCACTACTACCAGATGAACCACTACTTCCACTACTTCCAGATGTACCTCTTGTTCCGGATGTTCCCGATGAACCAGACGAACCACTACTTCCACTACTTCCACTACTTCCAGATGAACCAGATGTTCCCGATGAACCACTACTACCACTTAATCCAGATGAGCCAGATGTTCCACTACTTCCAGATGTACCTCTTGTTCCGGATGAACCACTACTACCACTACTTCCACTACTTCCAGATGTTCCTGATGAACCGCTTGTACCAGATGTTCCTGATGTACCAGATGAACCTTGTGCTCCAGATGAACCACTACTTCCAGATGAGCCAGATGTACCAGATGAACCACTACTTCCACTACTACCAGATGAACCAGATGTTCCCGATGTACCAGCTGAACCAGATGAACCTTGTGCTCCAGATGAACCCGATGAACCAGATGTTCCCGATGTACCAGCTGAACCCGATGAACCACTACTACCAGATGTTCCTGATGTACCAGATGTTCCCGATGTACCTGCAGAGCCCGATGAACCTATTACTCCATCTTTACCAGATGTACCACTTGTTCCAGATGTTCCCGATGTACCAGATGTTCCCGATGAACCAGCACTACCACTTAGACCACTTGTACCAGTCGCACCAGATAATCCACTTGTTCCCGATGAACCACTACTTCCAGATGAACCAGATGTTCCAGTTGAGCCGGTTGTTCCAGATGAACCACTACTACCAGATGAACCAGATGTTCCAGATAATCCCGATGTACCACTACTTCCACTTACTCCAGATGAACCACTTATACCAGATGTACCAGCTGTACCACTAACTCCAGATGTACCAGCTGTACCAGTAGAGCCGGATGAACCAGATGAACCAGATGTTCCCGATGAACCACTACTACCACTACGTCCACTACTACCAGATGAACCAGATGTACCACCACCACCAGTTAAACCACTACTTCCAGATGAACCAGATGTTCCAGATGTTCCTGATGACCCACTTATTCCACTTGTGCCAGATGTTCCAGCTGAACCACTTATTCCACTACTTCCAGATGAACCAGATGTTCCAGATGAACCATTTTTACCACTACTTCCATCTTTACCAGATGAACCACTACTTCCGGTTACCCCAGATGAACCACTTGTTCCGGTCAATCCAGATGAACCAGCTGAACCTCTTGTTCCACTACTTCCACTACTTCCCGATGTACCAGATGAACCATCTTTACCAGATGAACCACTACTACCACTTACTCCAGATGTTCCCGATGTACCAGTCAAACCAGATGTACCAGCAGAACCAGTACTTCCAGACGAACCACTACTACCACTTACTCCAGATGTTCCTGATGTACCACGTGTACCAGATGTTCCTGATGTACCACTTGTACCAGATGAACCAGATGTTCCGGATGAACCGCTTGTACCAGATGTTCCTGATGTTCCACTACTTCCAGATGTTCCAGCCGAACCCGTTGTACCAGCTGTACCAGTACTACCAGATGAACCACTACTTCCAGATGTTCCCGATGAACCACTACTACCAGATGTACCACTTACTCCTGAAGTACCAGATGTTCCTGATGTACCAGATGTACCAGATGTTGCGGCTGCAAATCTAGAACCTATTTGACCAGTTGCTGTATCAATTACTAATACTTGGTTTGATAGTGATGATGGAATACTATCCACATAAACACTACCACTTACAATTAAACTACCTGTTATTTTTACACTACCAGTTAATTGTTGTATATTTGTTACAGAATTACCAAATATGTTTGAGCCAGATGAATATACTACTGATGATGATACTATGTTTGTTACAATTTGATTTGAAACAATAGTACCAGCTACAGTTAAATTTTGTGTTATTATTTGAGAACCAGTAACAACTAAATTTCCATTTATATTTTCGTTACCAGTTATAGTTAAATTGCCAATTAAATTTTCACTACCACTTACATTTAAACTACCAGTTATGTTTTCAGTTCCATTAATAATAAGATTACCTGTTATAGTTTTATTACCTAATTGATTAAATGAACCAGTTAAAGTTTGACTACCACTTACTACTAAAGAACCAGTTATAATTGTATTTGTATTTATCTCCAATCCTTTATCGGGAGAAATTACTGCAAGTGCTGAACCTGATTTAATTTTATTTATATCACCAATTGAATCCGCATTTATATTTCTTAATTGAGAGCCATCTCCAACAAAATAAGAACCAGTCTCTACATATACACTACCAGTTACTCTTACGCTACCAGTAATTTGAGTACTACCACTTATTTGTACATTATTTTCATTTACTTTTACATAGATAGAACCACTTGCTATTTGAGTTACATTATATAACTTACTAGCATCTCCAGTAAACGAACCACTAAACGAACCACTAAATTGCGAACCACTAAATATAGATGCCGTTATTGAGTTTATTACATTTAACGATGTATTAACCGATACCGAAGATGTTGATACATTTACTTGGTCAACGCCATTTACCGTTACCGCTAATACACTTTGACTAATCTGATTAAACCCGTTAGGATTTTTGCCTAAAACATTCATCTATTTTATTACTTTTAACTAATTTCTAAAACCGAAACAATTACATCTGCCGATGCCGCTACCGAAGATTGTACCGAAATAAAATCTCCTGCACTCATTGCTATTTTTTGGTCACCTCCAACAAAGACTACACTTCCTCCAACAGGTATAGTAGTATTTCTAACTACATATACCGTCTTAGATTGTCCAGCACTTGTTAAAGTTGCACTAACATTAATATTATTATTAAGGTTAGTATTTGCAACACTCATCCCAATTACAGTTGTTGATGTAGCAGCTGGTGCTTGATATACAATTGTATTTGCCGTACCAATTGAACCACTTATACTATTTTTAAATGTATTTGCCATTTATTTTTATTTTTATCCTAATGCGATAGCATATGCTAAAGCTGTATCTAACACACTTACACCTTCTATTGTTACCGAGCCAGATAATACATTCACCGAGCCAGATAATATATTAGTAGAACCGGTTATATTTAATGGACCAATTATATTTCCAGAACCAGTAACAATTAAGCTTCCGCTAACTATTAATCTTTGACCAATTGTTAAATAATCAAAGGATGCTTGCTGAACATCTATGTCTCCTTTAAATGAACCTGTAAATGAGCCCGTAAACGAACCACTCAATGTAGCATACGCATTAACTGCTTGCGTTATTGAGCCTGAAAAAATGGGACTATTTATTTTCATTTATATCCGTAATTTTGTTATAGGTATAAATATAATAAATTTCCTTTTAAGGTTTTGTGGGCCAGCTTATGCCAAAAGGGTTACTTTGACTGGTAATATCTCTAAGATATTGTCTGTATGTTTTCCAGTCATTATTTGTAATTTGCGGAGAATCTGCTAATTGTGTCCAATCGGATTCTAAAAGTAATTGGTCTCTCAAATTTCTGATTTCTATCCATTTATTTTCTATACGAATATTAATTTCCGTTTCAGATGCGTTTGATTGATTCCAAACTTGATTATATGTACCATCTATTAATTCAGGAGTTCCTTCGGAAATATTTTTTGTATAATCGTTTGGTTTTACTGTTGGTTGAACACTAATCATATCCCATTCAAGTAAAACAGCATTAGTTAAATTTTCAGGAAAAGTTACATTTGAATTATCTAACTTTAATTGTTGAATTGTATATGGATATATTATAGTATCGTTTATAATTCTTAAATACATAATTATTTAAAATTTGAAGGTATTGATGCGAAATTTGATAAACCAGTACAATTTTTAAATGCACCCACTCCATATGGTTGAGGAACTCTAGTCCAAAGTGATGGTGCCGTACCAGACATACTATTTGTTGTTGTATTTTGAAAATATAAATTAGAAAAATCAGTTACAGCAGTATTATATGTAAATTGTAATGGTGATGTTAATAATTTGCATAATTTAAATGTACCAGCAAAACCAGATACATTTATATTAGTATCAAATAAATTCGATGGGTATGTTGCTAAAGAAAGACATGTACTAAATGCAGCACCAAAATCAGTAGCATTAACATTATTAGTAAACAACCCAGATGGTATACTTGTTATGGCTGTAAATGAAAAAATATCCGTAAAAGATAATGCTTGTGTTGAATTTGAAAATATTGTTGAAGGAATTGTTGTTATAGCAGTTGAACGCATAAAATTTGAAAATATCTCAACATCAGTCAATCCAATATAATCAGTTGGTAGAGTACTAATATTATTACAACCATAAAAATTGATAACTCTTAAACCAACAGTCCCCCATGCATCAACAGATGTAATCAAACTTTTTATTGCTGCTTTATTATCAACTGCAAATGATGGCATGAATCCAGTTATTTCTATTTGATATGTACCAGCTGATGTATATGTGTGTGCTCTATTAGTATCATTATATGCTGTTATACTATTTGAAGTAGCATCGCCCCAACTTACACTAAAGTTTGGAGTTAATCCATTATAATCATTCAATGGTAAAGTAAATAAACCACCAGCACCAACTGCTATTGTAAATTTGAAAGGTTCTGCCATTCCGCTAGGTATTAATCTTCTTGCTATTCCCATAACTTATTATATCATATTTTTTCCGGCTAAGAAACCATAATAGGTACTGCCTCCATCATAAGTATATATTACAATAATATCCGTACCAGATGTTGTTAGAGTTGGTTGTGCTCCACCAGCCCATTTAACACTAGTCCAAGCTATTGTATATCCACCACCATTTGTTAATGCTAGTGTAAATCCAAATGCTTTTCCAGCTGGTGGATTTGTTATTGTAACCGTTCCATTTGCGTTTACAGTTTTCTTAAAATTGTTTGCTGTACTTAAATCGATTGAGAATGTTGCTCCACCAGTTCCTAAATCGGAATATGTTTCTCTATATGTTGTTGGTGATACTGCTCCAGCTACTGTCAACAAGCTACCATCAAATGTTAAATTAGCTTCAACACTTGCATTTGGTTGTGCTCCATTTAATGTTAATATACCATTATCAGTTGTACCGGTTAAAGTTAAAAACCCAGATGTTCCAGATGTACCAGCAGAACCACCAGTACCAGATGTTACTCCATAGAATGATGTACCAGATGTACCAGATATTCCAGACGTTCCAGATGTTACTCCATAGAATGATGTACCAGACGTTCCACTTATTCCTGATGTTCCGCTTGTACCAAAATAAGTACCATCAGTTCCACTAATACCGCTTGTTCCAGATGAACCAGATGTTGATGCCACTCCACTAAGACCTGATGTACCAGATGTACCACTAACTCCCGATGTTCCTGATGAACCGAAATATGTACCATCTTTACCACTTACCCCAGACGTACCAGATGTTCCGGATGAACCCGATGTTGATTCTGCTCCACTAATACCACTTGTACCTGATGTTCCACTAACTCCAGATGTACCACTGCTACCAAAGAATGTTCCGTTTAAACCACTAACACCAGATGTTCCGGATGTACCACTGCTACCAGATGTTGCTCCAGCTCCACTAAGACCAGATGTACCTGATGTTCCACTAACTCCAGATGTACCACTGCTACCAAAGAATGTACCATCTTTACCAGATGAACCAGATGTTCCTGATGAACCAGATGTTGATTCTGCCCCACTAATACCTGATGTACCAGATGTACCACTAACTCCCGATGTTCCAGATGAGCCAAAGAATGTACCATCTTTACCAGACGTACCAGATGTTCCCGATGAACCAGATGTTGATTCAGCTCCACTAATACCCGATGTACCAGATGTTCCACTTACTCCCGATGTTCCAGATGAACCAAAGTATGTACCATCTTTACCAGATGTTCCAGATGTTCCAGATGTACCAGCCGTTCCACTTTCACCAGATGTTCCCGATGTACCAGATGTTCCGCTTGTACCAGATGTTCCGCTTGTACCAAAATAAGTACCATCCGTACCACTAATACCGCTTGTACCAGATGTACCGCTTGTACCAGCCGAACCATCAGTACCACTTATTCCAGATGTTCCGCTTGTACCAGATATTCCTGATGTTCCGCTTGTACCAAAATAAGTACCATCAGTTCCACTAATACCGCTTGTTCCAGATGTTCCCGATGAACCAGATGTACCACTTTCTCCAGATGTTCCCGATGTACCAGATGTTCCCGATGTTGCACTAGCACCACTAATACCGCTTGTTCCAGATGTTCCCGATGAACCAGATGTTCCACTTTCTCCGGATGTTCCGCTTGTACCAGATGTTCCTGATGTTGCACTAGCACCACTAATACCAGATGTTCCAGATGTACCAGATGTACCAGCAGAGCCACTTTCACCAGATGTTCCGCTTGTACCAGATGTACCAGATGAACCACTACTTCCAACAAAAGTACCATCTTTACCGCTTATTCCAGATGAACCAGATGTTCCACTTTCACCAGATGTACCAGATGAACCGCTACTTCCGCTTGTACCAGATATTCCTGAAGTTCCAGATGAACCACTTATTCCACTACTTCCAGATGTACCAGATGTACCAGCTGAACCATCAGTACCAGAGTATCCAGACGAACCAGATGTACCACTTTCACCAGATGTTCCCGATGAACCATTTTCTCCACTACTTCCAGATGTACCAGCTGTACCACTTATTCCAGATGTACCGGCTGACCCATCAGTACCACTTATTCCAGATGTTCCCGATGAACCATTTTCTCCACTACTTCCAGATGTACCAGATGTACCAGATGTACCAGCTGAACCAGATATTCCCGATGTACCACTACTACCGGATGTACCACTTTCTCCGGATGTTCCACTTGTACCAGATGAACCGCTTGTACCTCTAGTTCCAGATGTTCCCGATGAACCACTACTTCCACTTGTACCAGATGTTCCAGATGAACCCGATGAACCTGCCAATCCATCTAAACCGGATGAACCAGATGAACCATCAGTACCATTAAAATAATCTACTCCAAATTCAGGAGTATATCCAGGTATTCCATCAACACCAGATGTACCATTACATGCTCCAACTAAATTTATTGTTCCATATGGTGCATTTGCTAATACAACAGATTCTCCAATTGCACAAATTTCTACATTCGGGTCACCAGGGTTTATTGTTATTTGGTCTCCTGATGTAAAATCGCATCGTGTCCAATCAAATACTGCTGGATTATCAAAATCTTCATTAGATAAAAGATATGTTAAACAAGAAATACCACTACTACCAGATGAACCGTCAGTACCACTTTCACCAGATGTTCCACTTGTACCAGATGTACCACTTGTGCCAGATGTTCCCGATGTTCCATTTTCTCCACTACTACCAGATGTACCAGCTGAACCATCAGTACCACTACTTCCAGATGAACCAGATGTGCCAGATGTTCCATCACTACCACTACTTCCAGATGAACCAGATGTACCGCTTGTACCGCTTGTACCTGCTGAGCCATCCGTACCACTGCTACCACTACTTCCAGATGAACCTGATGAACCGCTTGTACCAGATGTGCCACTTGTACCAGCCGAACCATCCGTACCGCTTGAACCAGATGTTCCAGCCGAACCGTCAGTACCACTACTACCACTACTTCCAGACGAACCGCTACTACCAGATGTACCATCCGTTCCACTTAATCCAGATGAACCAGATGTTCCAGATGAACCACTTTTACCGGATGTACCACTACTACCAGACGTTCCCGATGAGCCACTTGTACCAGCTTTACCAGATGTTCCCGATGAACCGCTTGTACCATTCGTTCCACTCAATCCAGATGAACCAGATGTTCCACTCAATCCAGATGAACCCGATGAACCGGATGTTCCTGATGAACCAGATGTACCATCCGTACCACTTACTCCAGATGAACCAGATGTACCACTACTTCCACTACTTCCGCTTGTGCCAGATGTTCCATCTAAACCAGATGAACCACTACTTCCAGATGTACCATCACTACCGGTAGAACCAGACGTTCCACTACTACCAGATGTTCCCGATGTACCACTGCTACCAGATGTTCCCGAAGAACCAGATGTACCAGATGTACCTCTTGTTCCCGATGTACCGGATGAACCAGCTGAACCAGTTGAACCCGATGTTCCACTACTACCAGATGTTCCCGATGTACCACTCGTTCCAGATGACCCAGATGAACCAGCCGAACCGGTTGAACCAGATGTTCCACTACTACCACTACTTCCAGATGAACCACTACTTCCAGATGAACCAGATGTACCAGATGTTCCCGATGAACCAGATGTACCAGCTGAACCAGTTGTTCCCGATGAACCACTACTTCCAGATGTTCCGGATGAACCAGATGTTCCACTACTTCCAGATGAACCGCTTGTTCCAGACTCACCACTACTACCAGATGAACCTGCCGAACCATCAGTACCACTTATTCCAGATGTTCCGGATGTACCTGATGTACCACTTATTCCAGATGTTCCCGATGTACCAGATGTTCCCGATGTACCAGATGTGCCGGAACTTCCGGATGAACCATCATATCCCGATGTACCAGATGTTCCCGATGTACCAGATGTTCCTGATGTGCCGCTTGTACCAGATGTTCCACTACTTCCAGATGTACCAGATGTTCCACTACTTCCAGATGTACCAGATGTTCCCGATGAACCAGATGTTCCCGATGTACCACTACTTCCAGCTGAGCCCGTAGAACCAGATGTTCCCGATGTACCAGCAGAACCACTACTTCCGGATGTACCACTTGTTCCAGATGAACCACTACTACCAGATGAACCACTACTTCCAGATGAACCAGATGTACCAGATGTTCCTGATGTTCCACTACTTCCGCTTGAACCAGATGAACCATCACTACCAGATGAACCGCTTGAACCAGATGAACCAGATGTTCCCGATGTACCAGATGTTCCCGATGTACCAGCTGAGCCATCCGTACCACTACTTCCAGATGTACCATCACTACCAGATGTACCAGATGTACCGCTTGTACCAGCCGAACCGTCAGTACCACTACTTCCAGATGAACCAGATGTACCAGATGTTCCTGATGTTCCCGATGTACCAGATGTTCCCGATGTACCACTTGCTCCCGCTACGTCTCTAGCTTCTAATTGACGAGTTGTTGTATTCCAAGTTAATACATAAGATGACAAAGAGGATGTATATAAATTATTTACATAAACACTACCACTAGCACCAAAACTTCCTGTTACAACGAAGTTTGCGAACATAGTACTATCTAAGTACTTATTAATAAATGCTGTTGTATCTACGTTTGAAGCATTTGCTGCGAAAGCTGCGTATGATGCCGAAGTTGCAAATGATGCACTCAACACCGTCATTGAAGATGTTTGTGAATTTAATACAAAACTAGCCGTATCAACAAAACCACCACCACCACCGCCATTGGAAGCGAATGATGCTGATATCGCTTGATATGCTAAAGATGCTGTACCCACAAACATTGAAGCTGTTTGTGAATTTAATACAAATAATGTTGTATCAATACTTGCATTCAATGCGTAAGATGCAGTTGCTGCGTAAGATGAGCTTAATACACTCATTGATGCAGTTTGCGATGATAAAACGTAATTACCAGGTTGTAATGATGCTGATAATAATTGTTGTACGTTTTCATTTGTCAACCCAAGTAAAGTAGATGCCGTTCCTGCATTTTCAGCATATACTGCGTAAGATGCGGAATTAACAGTTCCTACTACTCTATTACCTTGAATCGTACCACTAATTACACTACCACCACTACCAATTACTACTTGTCCACTTTCAGTTCCACTAAATGTAATTTGTATAGTATTTGCATTAATTGATTCAATCGTTGCTGGAATAATTTGTTGTTGAGAACCAGTTTGATAAACCTGAACAACCGGATATAAAACTCCTAAATTATGAACAATTGTTAAAATATTTACATTACTAAATCCAACAGTTTCAACATCAGAATATTCAGGCTGAGGAATATAATATCCTCTAGCTTCATCATATCTTAAAATATCATATTCTGCAGATGCAGTTGGTCCACTTCCTCTAAATGTATATGTACCATTGAATGAACCAGTAAAATATGGAGAATATATAAATGAACTAGTAATTCCTTTATCAACATATAAGTTACCGTAAATACTTGCAGATGCATTTGTAACAAATCCATTATTAGGAGAAACAGATGCTGTAAATGATCCTGATTTTAATATTGATGTTTCAAATGCTAAGTTTGCAATATTAATATTTGTCAATCCACTTCCATCTCCTACATATGTAGAACCGGATGCTGCTACAAAATTTCCACCAGTTACATAAATACCACCGGTAATTGCTGCAAATATATTTGTTCTAAATCCATCAATAGGTGAAATAGATGCTGTTGCAGAACCAGAAACTAATTTATCTAACTTAAGGTCTGTTAATGCATTTGCAGGGATGTTAAACAATCCACCACCATCACCAAAATAAAGAGATGCTGATATTGTTGTATTAATATTCAAACCATTATTAGGTGAAATTATTGCTATAGCCGAACCAGAAATAATTTTATTTAATTCAAGATCTTGCAATGCTGCAGCTGGAATGTTAAATAATCCACCACCATCTCCTGCAAATAAGGATGCACTTATTGAACCACTAATTGCTACCGAACCAGTAAACTGAGAACCTACTGCCGAACCAGATGTTGCACCAGTTATAACTATAAATGTATCACCACTTTGTACAGATGCTGTTGCCGAACCACTAGCGATAAATGGTGCAGATGATGCTTGTACATTGGTTAATTGAGAACCATCTCCTATAAATGTAAATGCCTTAACACTACCACTTACATCAATTGAACCCGTAAACCTAGAACCAATAGCTGAACCAGTTGCTCCAGTTGTTACTACAAATGTATTACCACTTGTTACTGATGCAGTTGCCGAACCACTTGCTATTATAGGTGCTGCTGATGCTTGTACATTAGTAATAAACGTACCATCACCAAATAAATATTGAGTTGCTCTAATACTTCCACTAACTTCAATTGAACCAGTAAATTGAGAACCTACTTGAGATTGTGTAAATGGAGTTTGTACTCTAAATCCAAAATTAGGACTTAC